ATACGCCGAACACGAGATGAATGTGTCGGGCTGGACCGGTGATGAGCCTCTTTACGCTCCCGGTTTCAACAAAACAGAGAGAGTGAATGGGATGCCTAATCTCGCAGAACTGCTAGGGATCGCTCCCCCGCCTGCCGAATCCACTCCTCCTCAAGGGACAGAGACTCCTGTGAATAACACCAACGATGAAGCTCAGGCCATGAGTTTCGAGTACAACTTCATTCTCCCTCTGCGCCTACGACGAGCAGAAGTGTTGATTGAGGTGGCCAAGATAGCCCACCTTAGCGCTCGGACTCGTTTCTGGAGAGTTCTTTCTTGGTCTGTCGCTCTTGTTCCTCTTCTAGTCTTCGTCGCCGTCCTAGTTAAGTAACCAATGGCTCTTAACGTAGGAGAGTTTCTCGCATCAGCCGTCTCCCCGGAAGAGATTGACACTTTCAGTCTCATGGGATACGAGCCAACTCCCCGCCAACAAGAATTTCACGATGCTTCATGGAACCGTGTAGATCGTATCTTCTACGGTGGTGCAGTAGGTGGAGGAAAATCTTGCGCTGCACTAATGGACGCAATCCGTTTTGCCGCCAACTTTCCAAAGATTCGCATTGGTATGCACCGAAAGTCTTACCCCGAACTTGAGAAATCTTTCATTAGAGAGCTCGGCAAGTGGGACTTCGCTAAGAAATTGGCCCCCGTGTGGAACGGTGTAAAGCCTGTCTGGAACAAGACAGCAAAGATTCTCTCTTTCCCGAACGGCAGCATCATTGAATTCATGTATGCTGAAACCGTTGCGGACGTCACCAAAATTCAGGGTGGCGAGTACCAGATCTTCTACTTTGATGAAGCTGCTCTCAACGACCCTCGGGTTATCCAGCAACTGGAAGAGCGCCTCCGTTCTGGTAGCCGTTTGATCCCTGTGGTAGGAGCGCGTTACGCCTCGAACCCAGGAGGCCAAGCGCACCAGTATTTCAAGGACTACTTCATCAAACCGACTGACTACGGACGTCATCCGTATGATTACATGCCAGAGGGCTCTAAAAAGTCTTTGAGGCACATTTTCATTCCGGCAAAAGTTGACGACAACCCGCACATCAACCCGGAATATATCGACTCGCTTAATGCGATCCCCGATCCCCAGCGTCGAGCTGCTATGCGAGACGGCGACTGGGATGCAACCGCTGGGCAGTTCTTCTGCTTCGATGATGAGACTGAAATTCTTACCATCAACGGATGGAGACATTTCGATAATGTCTTGCCGGGAGACAAGGTAGCTACCATCTCTCCTGAAGGAGAGATGAGTTTTTCTCCGTGTTCTCAGGTCCCTCATTTCGACTTTGACGGCGAGCTGTTTACACATAGCAGCCGGAACGGTCTGAACTTTGCCGTCACCCCAGGACACCGCATGTACGGCTTTAACCGTCGCAATCCCAGCGCCCCCTCTTTTGTCTATGTAGAGGATTTGCCGCTTGAATTCGTGATCCCCATCGGAGCTTCTTCGTGGGCCGGAGATATCACTGAGGCAAAGACGACAATCAACTTCTCGTCGCTCCCCCCACTTGATCTCGGAAATGATAACCCAAGATCGGGGTTCTGCCGCTCCTGCGATGCCGATGTTGAAATACCGCGCCGAGGAATGTGTGACTCGTGTTATCGAGCCTGGATACGAGATGGCCGTCCTGTAGATCTTAATTCATTCCGCGTCCAAAGACTGTACCCCGGACTACGAAACACCAAGATAAAGTCGATGACGTTTTCAACCGGTGACTGGTACGAACTCATGGGCTGGTATCTGACCGAAGGGAGTGTTGACCACACGACAATACGCCAGGGCCGAATCCCCCGAAGTTTAACTATCACGCAGGTCGATGCAGTGAACGCTCCAAAAGTAGAGAAGATCAAGGATCTTCTAGGTCGAATGGAGATTCCCTTCACTTACGACGGTGTTAGATTTCGATTTGGCTCTAAGCTTCTCGCCACATATATGATGCAGTTTGGAAAATCGTGGGAAAAGTTTGTTCCCCGCGAGATAATCCATTCAGAATCCGAATATCTCTCTAGGTTCTTTGATGCCGCAATGTTGGGTGACGGGAGTCCTACCCCTGGCGGCGGATTCATATACGCATCGTCATCAAAACAATTGGCCGATGACATCCAAGAGATTGCCGTTCGATTGGGGTATGCTGCCTCTCTGGGGAGATATTCTCGTCCCAAGTTGAAGCCCCACCACCATGACGCCTGGCAAGTCAGCATTGCGCCCCGCAACCATTCAACCAAAATGTTGCATCGCGGTGCCATCGAAAGAACTCCCTATAAGGGAAGGGTCCACTGCGTAACAGTAGGTCCTTACTCTACCATGCTAGTTCGTCGTCACGGACGCCCAATGTGGTCAGGCAACACTCAATGGGTTCGATCTCGACACGTGATCCCCTTGGAAGACACCTTCAACATTCCGGTTGAATGGCAGCGTTATGCTGGTATCGACTACGGAGTTCACGACGCATGGGCCGTCATCTGGATTGCGCTTGATAGTAACAATCGTATGTGGGCTTATCGCGAGTATTGCATAACAGGTGTTATGGCTCCTCAGCAAGCTCAACTCATTCTTGCCGCCGAAGTTGAGGCAAAAGAAGGATCAGTAGTCCACGTTGCCGACCCTTCTATGTGGGGCCAGCGCGGAACTCCATACTCCATTGCCGACATCTACGGTTTGGAAGGTGTTGGTCTTCTAAAGGCTAACAATGACCGCGTGAGTGGATGGGCCTTGTGCCATGATCGACTTAACGATGGGCCTCTTTGTGAGTATCACCAGCACAAGAAAGAACTCGGTCTTTGGCACGACGATACTTGTCCAATGTTTCATATCTTTGAGGCGACGTGCCCAAAGTTCATTGAGACAGTACCAACTCTTCCTCGCGATGATATCCGTCCCGATGACGCGAAGACTCGCAACGTAGAAGACCACATGGCAGACGCTTGGCGCTACGTGACAATGTACGCAGGCAACTTTGCCCGTCCTGTTTTTTACGACGATTACACACCCCCAACTGCAAAACAGATCTTTGACCGGATGCAATCGCGTCCTGCTGTCGATTTTTCACAGCCAGTAAAAGCTGGTATGAGCACTGAGGGATTCTTTTTCCCCGTTGACCTAAATGATCCATCTAGCCGAGGAGGATGGTAGTGCCATCTTTTCTCTCCAAGTTAGAAAAAATTCAGGAAGGCCATGACTCCAAGTTTGGGCTTGTCTTAGAAGGCCGTAAGCCCAAGGCACCACAACGTTTCGGTTATGCCGAAGGCGTTCCCACTGGGGGTGCAACACAAACACAGCCCGGAGATTCATGGGGCGGGGATTACTCTAACCGCACTGCTCGTATGGAGCAGCTGCTCGGTTTGTACGTTAACTGCTATCCACTCTCTGTGGGTATTGACGTCATCGCTAAGACTGCTACTGCTGGTGGCCTTACTCCTCGACCTATCCGTGATATCAACTCGCCCGTCAACATTAAGCAATCGCCTAATGATGGTGTGGTAGCCGTCACAAAGTTGCTGCGATTTGTGAATCCAAGCATGGACTGTCGCCAGTTGATGCGTGGTGTCATTACCGACATGTACATTTACGGTGACTCGTTCACGGAAGTGGTGTACCTAAAGGGACAGCCAGTAGCTCTCTACCCCCTGGACCCCTCCACGATCACTGTTATCACAGACGATCACGGGAACCCGATTGGGTATCACCAGCAGACCAAGAGAAACCAGACGGCTGACTTTGGAATCGACCAAGTTATCCACGTAAAGTTTGACGCTCCTGGTAACACGATCTATGGTCTCAGCCCGATTGAAAAAGTTCTTCTCCCAGTAACCACCTGGATTTTCGGGGCGTCCCTCCTTCGCATGACGTTCATGAAGGGTGACCCGCTCAGGGCTCACGTTGACTGGCCTATGGCGTTGCCTGACGTTGAACGTCAGCGATTCCAAGACCAGTACCGCACCAAGAATATTGGACTTAGCAACATTGGCACTCTCTTCGAGACCAAGGGTGGCGCTACGGTTCAAGAACTCGGTACCAACAACATCAGCGTTTGGCGTGCCAACCAAGCTGACTCAAGAGACGAAATTCTTTCTTCACTTGGCGTGCCGGGATCAAAGGTCGGCGTTTCTAAGCCGGGTGGACTTGGCGGTGGTGTCGGACTCTCTGACGACCGAAACTTCAGGATCAATGTTGTAGGTCCAGCGCAGGAACTTGTTCTCGAAAAGTTCACGTTTAAGCTTATGTACCAGGCGTACGGAATCGAGGACTGGGCTCTTTACTTCGGAACAGTTGACTGGCGTGACGACTACACACTTGAGCAGATTCGCGACCTTCGTATTCGTAACGGTACGTGGAGCGTTAACCGCGCTCGTGCTGACATTGGTGAACCTCCGGTTCCTGGTGGCGACGTCGCTCTCATCGTTGACCGTCAGAACATGGTCGTTGTTCGTGACCTCGACGCTCTTTCTAAGGCCAACCTCGCTGTCGTGCAACTCGCGGCTGCTGGCGCTGATGCTACAGAAAAGGGTGTTGGCCTGGACGCAAACGCCACACCAACTTCGGCGGGTAAGACAAAGAACGCTCCAACTCCTCACGACATGAACTCAGGAAAGCCTGATCGAATGAACCCAGGGCAGAAGGCCCGTCAAGCTCGACAGGCTTCTACACCCCCTGGATCTCCGAAGCCACCAAAGGCTGAAGAATCAGAATCTCTTGATGCTCGCATTGAGGAATCAGAAACCAACTACTACTATGACGTGATGATACTCCCGTCTGTACCCAACACATAAGGAAACCCAGATGTCAGGTGAAAGCAAAGTCGTAAAAGAGACCGAAAACACCGATGAGGTTGCTGAAGAGACGGTTGAGCCGTCTGAAGAGACGACTGAAGAGGCCGTTGACGAAGTTACGGATGAGGCGACTGATGAAGTTTCAGAAGAGACTCCAGACTCCCAGCCTTTCATGGCTGGTGGCCTCATGGGATCAGTTCTAGGGGCACCTGCAAATGGTATCCCTGGAGCCTCTCAGTTTGCTGCCCTCATCCCAAAGCAGATTGGCTAAGCAAAGATGGTCAGCCGCGCCCCTAGTTTTAGGGTCTCGGGTGGAAGCTCTCCTCATGATCGTGCTGTAGCAGGAGCCAATGCTCTTCACGCTCAGTACTCAAAAGGTCAAGAAACTTCCGCGCAGATATCTGCTCAAGAATCTAACTTAACGCTTGCAGACATCGCCCGCCTTAGTATTGCCCCGGCTTCATCTTCATCAAAAAGAGTACGAGGAACAAAGTCTCACCCCTTGCCGAAGGGCTTTTACAAGAAGCCAACTACAAGAGGACTGGAATACGGTCACCGATACCAAG